CCTCCTTGCCCTCTTGCCCGGTGGCCACCCACGTGTCATTGTCCTCGTCGTAGCCCACGTCGTAGATGTCGCCGTTGGCAGCCTTGACGCGCGTCCATCCCTCGTCCGCGAACGGGTTGTCTTTGCGATCGACCGTGGTGAGACGGCTGAGTGCTCGCTTGCCCTTGACCTTGTCCGTGACGTCCTTGGGTGCGTTGGGCGCCTTCTCGACACCCTCCGCCTTGAACCCACCCTTACCGTCACTGACGATGGGCGTGCCGATGGGTGCACCGAAGCGACGTGCGCCCTCTGCGGTACGGACGTGACGGACCTTCGTCTCGATCCCACCGAAGTCCACCGGCTCCGTTCCGTCGTCGAGCGAGTCCATCTGGCCCTTGGCCTCGATGATCGCGTCCGCAGCAGCCATGGCCCGGAGAGCAGCAGGCGACAGGATTTCGGTCATTGGTCAAGTCCTCACGTCAGTTGGTAACTCAAGAAACAGCGGCATCCAGCCACTTCGTTCATGGGTCCGGCAGGATCACCGGGGCGCTGCATCTTTGCTTTGGTCGGGCCGACCGTGAAAGCAGTCGTGCTGCTCAGGGTAATGCCCTCCATGTCCTCATGGCTGTGTCGCACGCGTTCATCTTGCCGCGTGTTCCACGTCTTCTTGATCCGGCGCCCCGTCATCCCGTACACGGACGCCCGCACACCCTCGATCGCGGTGGTGGCCATGCCCACGGCCAACTTCCGGCGCCACTTGCTCCGGACACCGATCTGGGTGCGCACCGCGTCTTGGATCTGCTTGATGGTCTTGCCCTCTGCGTCCATCTGCTCGACGATCTTGGCGACCTTGTTCGACTGGTAGCGCACAGACGCCTCGATGATGTCGAGCACTTCTGCAAGGTGCTTCTCGACCATCTCGCTCTTGTCGTGCTGGACGTTGTTGAACAGCCGGTCCAGAGCGGTCCTGCCCTCACCACTGACCTTCTTCTGACGCTTCATGCGCGCGAGGATCCCGAAGTCCTCTACGTCGCGAGCAGCGCGGTTCGCCTCCTTGCGCAGGAGAGGTCGCAGAGCAGCCTCGAAGTCCTCGCGCATGTCAGCAGCCCAGCGGTCGATCTCGACGATGTACTCCGGGTCGATGTTGCGGACGACCTTGACCTCTACGCCTTCGCCTGCGTCCCAGTGGCGCGTGCCCTTGCGTGCCTCGCTGTGCGTGAGGCGCTTGGGGATGACGTTCGACTGCTTGACGGCCATGGCCCCGAGATGGACTTCCATGGTCTTCTCGAAGTCGATGCGCCCGTCCTCGTACTCCGCAAGGATCTCTCCGTCAATGACTTCAGGCTCAGAGTCGTCGTCATCGTCGGTGTCAGGCACCACTGGGACTGCTTGTGTGCCGTGCTCGCGCCCGGCCTTGATCTCGACGTCCGTCTGCGCCGTCTTGCCGTCTGTGAGCGCCAGAGCGCGCTGACGCAGACTGGCAGCAGCAGCAATGTTGCCCAACTGCCGCTGAGCCTGCTGTGAGCCCTCGATGGCGCCTGCACGAGCAGCCTCTGTGGGGTCTGCCGGTGCTTCCGGGCCAGTGGGCGCGAGCGTCTTGATATTGGGGATCTCCAACGACGAGTCGATGTCCTCTTGGTTCTCTGCAATGACGAAGCCGTTGGACAGCGTGATGATGCGAGCACCCTGCACATCCCAGACGTTCATGCCACGCGCGGTACGCCATTCCTCCCACGACGTAAGCCCGGCTGAGTAATCAGCATCGGCACGAGCGTCCTTCTCCCGCTGTGCACGCTGGAGAACCTCGATGTCGCTGTAGTCCATCACCAACTTCGTGTCGTCGTCGACGGAGCCCGTGAGCCTGTCGATGCCGTTGGTGAACGCACGGTTGTGCGGGATCATCGTGTTCTGCCAGAAGACGCTCAGTTCCGTCTCTGCGTTGTCCCACGTGCGACCTGACGCGTTGCCCAGCACCGACTCTGGCACACCGAACGCGATGAGGAAGTCCTCCTTGGTGCCCTTCAGCATCTCGCCCCACGAGATGTCGCGCGGGTTGGCACTCAGGTCTGCCACGTCCAGTCCGTCAGCCTCGACGACCGTGGCCTGTCCGGCTTGGTGCATGCCTCCGCTGAAGCGACGCTTGATCTCTTCCGCGTCCGTGTTGTCGATGTGGCCCTTGACCGTGATGAGCAAGCCGGGGCGCCCGTCGTTCATCAGGAAGTTGCGGTTGAACAGACGCGCGAGGAAGTCCGTCTCGATGGCCAGTCCGTTGGCGACCAACGGGGTCATCTGCTGGTACGGGTCGAGCGGGTGCGGCTTGAACTTGATCCAGATGACCTTCTCCGGAGGCATGATCTCGATGTGGCCCTCAGCGCTGCGCACCTGATAGCCGTCGACGAACCGCATCTTGCCGTTCTCGTCGATCTTGCCGGGGATGGGCTCGCACATGTTGGGCGGGAGCAGGTGCAGGCTCTCCGGGTTCTCGATGTCGCCCACGACCTCGATGAAGACACCGCGCTTGGACAACAGACCTTGCGACGAGAGACGGTAGCGGAACGCCTGCGCGTCCTCGTAGTCGTTCGGGCGGATGTTGAGCAACTTCCACAGTTGCGGATTCTGCCGGACGTCGCCCTGCTTGCCGTCACCCTTCTGGAGGATGATCGGGAGGCTGGACTGGTTGGTGGCGATCGCATCGACGCAGCGGTAGATCCACATGACCTTTTCGTAGCCGTCCGTGACGGCCTTTTCCGTGTCCCACTGGCCACCTACGGAGTACATGCCTCCACGGGCCGATGCAGAGCCCGCGACGGCGTGCGAGACGGACTTGCTGCGCTCGATCTCGTCACCCTTGCCTGCGCGCTTGATCTCCAAGCCCCTGAGGCCACCAAGGAATGCCATGTGTCTCTACGTCCTCACTGGTCGTTTGCGAGCCGAAATCCAAGGACGACAGCCACAACACTCAGTGTCGCACCACCTGCCGCCCATCCCAGCCATATTCCCACACTGACTGTCGCTCCTGCTGTTCCCGCGACGAGCAGGAACAGAGCGAACAGCGACTGCACAGCGGCCATGTCGACACTGCGCACGGGCTCAGGCTCGTTGCCATAACTGGTCACCCTGTCGTTGCCGGGCGACGCGATTCCCACGTCAGTCGTCCATCCAGTCGGGTGTGTTGAAGGCGGCGCCGTGGCCACCCTCCTTCGTCTCGATGTCGTTGGGCTTGTCCTGCTCGTGCTTTTCTGCCTTGACCTCTTCGCGGGAACGCTTCAGGGACTCAACGTCCTTCTGGGCGTCGTCAGCGCTGTGCGCCATTTCTTTGTTCTCGATGTCGGGAAACATGCGGATCTCCTACTTGTGCTTGCCGGGCTCGACGAGCCGGTAACCGGTCTGGATGGGCTTGAAACGACTGAGTTTGACTCTGGTCTTCCGTCCTGACGGGCTACTGACGACGTGCGCGTGGGTTGCGGTCACGGATAGAACCGTGATGGTGCGAGTTGGCACACGAGGATCGTTGTCCTGCCAGACCTGTCCGACCTCGACCTTGTTGTTGTCGCTCATGATGCTGTCCTTCCTTTCATGCGAGGATACGCGTCCGCGAAGCGAACGAGATGTCGTTAATGGCCCCGGCGACACTGTCGACCTGATCATCGTGAGCGCCTCCGGGGAAGAGAGTCGCTTCGTCAAGGAACGGGACGTTCCATTCTCCCATCAGCATGGCGACGTTCCCAGCCTCTGCTGCCGACGAGACAACTGCCGCGCGCTCTGCCTTGTTGCCGGTGCTGCGGATGCCCTTGAAGTCGAAGCCACTGAGCACGTTACGTCGGTAGTTGTCGATGACGTTGACACCTGAAGATCCGGGCTCCTGCTCCATCCGGATACCAACACCGACTCCATCGGTCATCGCGGTCTGCTTGATGAGCGCCTCGACCTTGCCCGGCGAGCCCTTGAAGCGCTTGATGTCCTCGATGACCCACGTACCCGCATGGGTGAGCGCCACCAGTGCTCCTGCGGTGAAGTCGGCTGCGTCTGCCTCGCTCGCTGCGAGGTCCCAGAAACGGACGCGACGCTGCACGTCGACTGGCGCCTCCGTGATGGGACGGAACCACGTTCGTGCGAAGAAGTTGCCCTCCTCCTCCACGTCCCAGTCGCCGTTCAGCAGCCGCTCACGGTCCACAGGCAGCAGGTGGCTCAGCGAATCTTTGTACGACTCCTGATCCAACGAGGGGTTGTCTGACAGCCGCGCAGGGACGAAGATCGCACCCTTCTTGCGGGTGGCCTCCGTGATGAAGCGCGCCTTGACCCACTGGTGTCCGTAGCCACCGGGGTTCGTGGCTGAGCGGTTACGCAGCGGCACGTCGAAGACCGTCATGCCGTTCTTGCGCGAAGGGGCGTACTGCGCGAGCACCTTGGGGTCCGGCACCAGTTTGTGGCAGTTCTTGCTGTTGTTCTTGTGCGCCCAGAAGACCATCGACTTGCTGCGGTAGCGCTGCACGTTGGTCGAGCAGTTCAAGCACGACACAGAAGGACGACGGACGCGGGAGAACATGTACGTGTAGATGTCTTCGGAGAACTGCGTCAACTCGTCGAAGCCCACGTACTGGTACTCAGCCGACTGAAACTTATTGACGACCTCATCCTTGCGCTGTGCGTAGCCGAACTGAATGCGCGCGCCTGAGGGGAAGATCCACTGCCGTCCCTCGTCGACCTTGCGCACGTCGAGCCCGGCCATCCACTGCTTCATGCGGTCCAAGATCGAGTTTGGAGCGTTGAGGTCTGGCCATGTACGTCGAAGGATCAGCGCGCTGTAGCCCGGCACGTCCACGTACTGCAACGCACCCATGAGCAGCGCGTCGCTCTTGCCGCCGCCTGCGGAACCTCCGTACATGACCTCTCGCACGTTGTTCATCAACAGGAAGACCTGCTGGGCAGGGTGCGGGATGTGAACGAAGTAAGGCTCGACGATGCGGGGCCGGGTGTTGGCAATCAGACTCTGTCGCTGCTGCTCTGTGAGCCCCGCGACGACCTTGCTGGCCTTGGTCTTGACCGGGTCCAGATCGATGACCTCAGCAGTCATGATGTCCCCCGGTAGTTAGCAATGGCGTGTGCTTCCTTGCACGGATCACACTTGCATCCGTAGTTCGTATAGGCGTTGTTGGTGCCGTGTCGTTCGTCGTCATCATCCAGTGTGTTTCTGACGGCTTCTCTCCGCTCAGCACGACGAGCGGTGTTCTCTTCACGACACTCAGGGCATCTGCACTTCAGATTGCCGTAGCCATTGATCGATCCATGACGACTGTCCTCTGGGTCGAACGTGAAGCCTTCCGGCCAGTCCGGGGGAGTGAGTGTTGCCGTCATGCGGGAAGGGTACACCATCGCTCAGGTCGTAGATGCTGCATCGACAGGCAGTCATGGTCCACACTAGACAGCGGAACCGTTCCGCACACCTGAAGGAGATTCACCATGGCTCATGACGCCGATGACCCGCAGCACGTCAACATCTACAAGTTGGGCGACCTCACCGACGTCGCTGACACGACGCCCGTCGACAAGGGCACGCTCGTCTACAGTGCTGCCGATTCGGAGTACAAGCGCGTCGCGCCTGCTGCTGCAATCGCCAACGCCACGGACGCCACCACGGCCATCTCGCAGTTGAACCTGCTGCTGGCCGCTGCGCGCACGCACGGCATCGTCACCTGATTCACCCAGCACAACACGAAGCGCCCGCCCCACTTCGATAGGGGCGGGCGCTTTGCTGTGTAGACGTCTAGTCGAGCGTACCCACACGCGGTGAAGGAAAACCCTCACGTCGTGCCTGTTCAACAGCAGTTCGAGCATCGAACTTGTTCGCCACGCTGTGCATCGCACGAATGTCGATGTGCGGACCGAAGATGCGGGCGCCCTCCCAGTAGAAGTTCTCCCGGACCTCATGCTCCTCGTACGCCTTGAACAGCCCGAACGTGGCCTGCACGATCTCGCTGTCGGTGGCGTGCTCGCTGACGCGGTACTTGCCGCCTGCGCCCCAGCCCATCTTGCCGGTGACGACGTCGAGACGCTGGCAGCGAACCTGCACGTACGGCACGCCCTGATCCTCGCCCAGCAGGATCTCCCACGTCCCTGTACGCCGGTACTCGATCTCGCTGAGCAGTGAGATCACCCGCTTGACGAGGGGCGTTGTCGTGGGCAGTCCGGGAGCGACCTCCAAGATCGACAGGTAGTCATCGCTCACAGGTCGCCTCCGTGCAACTTCCGCAGGGTCTTGGTGTCCGTCTCGCGGACGGCCTCCTTCTTGCCCTTCTTGGACTTGATCCAACGGTAGAAGCGACCGCCGAACCACATGTGCGACTTGCTGCTGACCGTGTCGAGCGGGAACGGACCCAGATCCTTGTGCCCCTTGGCCAGTGCGTCCTTGCGCTCGTCGTCCGCCTTCTGGAGCGCCGTGCGGGTGGCTGCCAACTTCGACATCACCTGCTGGTCCGGAGCGACGTCGACCAGTTCTGCTTTGGTGATAACGGTGACGCCGTCCTCGTCCTCGTGGGATTCCTTGATGCTGACTGCGACGGTCTGAGCGACCTCCTGCGCCTCCAGCGCTTCCTCGATCGCGTCGATGGCCAGTTCGCGGCTGTCCTCACGGTTGGGCATGGCCTCTACGGCGACAATCTCGCCACCGTGCTTCGTCGTGAAGTTCCCGGTGTTGCCTTGCACGAACTCGTCACCATCGTTGATGGTCGGGATGTCGATGCCGTCGTCCTCCCAGACGTCTTCGATTGCCCCGTTGGTGGCTGCGGGGTAGCCCTCCGGCACGTAGTTGTCCGGGCCGGGCGTCTCACGCCCGAAGATGTAGCCGGTCGCGATGGGACGGAAGCGCTCACGCTTCACGCGGCTCGTGCGGCCTGTGACGTCGCGCCTGATGGTCGCGTGCGTCTCGTCGAGATCGATCACCACGACCGTCTCTCCCTTCTTGCGCGGGTCGTTGTCGGACCAGACCTGTCCGATCGCCAGCGGGTGCGATTCTGTCGCCATGCTCGTACTCCTTGATGGGTGTGTGGGATGTTCGCGTGCCCCGTCTGGACTCGAACCAGAACGCTCTCCCAGCGAGTGATGCTCGTTAGCCTGCTGGGCGGGGCTGGGTGTTACGACTTGCGGCGCTGCTTGTACTCGATGGTGGGCTCCGGGCCGAAGTAGAGGTACGAGCCCATGCTGTTGATGCCACTGAACAGCGACTCCGGCGAGAACGTCAAGATGGCGTAGCCGTCGTTCAGCCGCCCGCCCTGCCGCTTGAACTCCTGCTTGGCGTCAGCGAGCGTGTCGCCCTTGCCCCAGTAGCCGTAGCCCGCGCCGGACATGACGACGAACTCGACGCTGCCCTTGGGCTCGAAGTCCTGCTCCGGGCGATCGATGGTGGTGTGAGAAGTGGTGGTGCTGGTCATGGTGACCTCCGTGGTTGGGGTTGGAATCTCAACTGCTAGAACCATAATACCACATAGGGTGGTTCAGGCTTCGTCGTACAACCGCTGTTTCTCGTCGTCGTGCAGGAAATCGAGCGTCCTGATGTACTCGTCACGACGACGATGCTGCGGAGTCTTTGTCTCGACGACCCACATACCGGGATTGAGCAGAGCACGCCTGCCCTCGTGATCATGCAGCCGCACGTGATCCGGCTCCAACTCGTGGTTGTAGTCGACAGTGCCGCCGTAGCGGTTCGCGAGGAAGGGCATGTTCTCCTTCGTCACCTGCCACGCCTCGACAGTAGGCGGACGGAGCGTCAGCACAACTGGCTGGTTGGGCTCAGGATCCGCAGGCAGAGCCGTGGAGAATGCCCGTGTCGCAGCACTCAGCGCCTTACCCACGGTCTTCTTGGGCGTTCGACAACGGTGGCACGACGCGAGGCTGTGCACCGGCTCGTTGTGCAGGTGCTTCGAGCACGCACCGTCGAACGGGTTGTGGTCGTTCTCCTCGCGCGACACCCGGTTGCGCTCGATGATGTGCTCCTCGCGCTCCCTGATGTTCATGTAGCGCCACTGCTTCTGCGGCTTCTCAGGGCCAACCACATCATCACCCACAGGTTCCTCCACAGCCTGTGTACGGACCATGATCTTGTTCTGGAACGGCTTCCAGTCGCCAACCTCGCGCTGGACGATCTGGAGATGCGTCAGCGGAGAGTCAGAGCGCGTCAATTCGGAGATGTTGTCGTCGTACATCTCCGTCGCGTCCTGAAGCGTGGGGAGCCACGTGATGTCCTCGTCCGACACCGCCTTGCCCTCACACTGAATGGCGACGCCGTACTGCGTGCCGCTCACAGCCGACCTGCCGGGTGTGCGGACGCCTTCAGCAGGCGAAGGACGCTCGCGGCCTCGTCGGGACTCAGGACGACGCTGCCATCCTCCTGCTTGGCCTTCTCCACACACTCGATGGCGCGGAAACGTTCTGCGTTGGGCGCACGGTGCGAACGGCGCCGCGTGCTCAGATCGATGACTCCCATGATTGCTCCTTGGTATGACGGGATAATGATGATGATTCTTGGAATGTACTCCACGGGACAGTGAGAATCCATGGAGTACAGCGGCGTGTTGCTAGGCGAAGTCCTTCAGCGCCTTGCGCAACTTCTCCTCGACAGTGTCGATGATGTTGGCCATGGGCCTTCGTGGATCCTCCATGACCTGCAAGGCGTCCTCCATGACGTCGCGCAGCCCGGCTGCCTTCACGTGGCCGCTGTTGTCGCCCTTCTGGTGCTTGCGCTCGATCGTGTCGCGACCTCGCACGTGCTCCGGCAGGACGTAGACGCTGAAGCGGTTGCGCTTCTCTGCCAAACGCTCGATCAGCCCTTCCTCGTGCAGCATGCTGAGTGCCGATGATGCGGAGCCGTGGTGGACGTTGAACCAGTCCGCGACGTCCTTGGCTGTTGCACCGTAACCCATCTCGCGCTTGACGCGGCGGAACGCACGAGCCTTGGTCGTCCTGTTGTGCGGCGCTTCGAGGAACGCCCTGCCTTCGTCAGTCATGTCGTCTCCGCCTCGATGGGTTCGATGTCGCCGTACTCGCTGCGCAGCATGATCTCGCAGCGCGGGTGATCGTCCAGCCAGTTCATGGGCGCCGTGCTCTTGTAGTGGTCGCTGCCATGGTGCATAGGCAGGGCCACGTAGTCGCGCGTGTAGTTCGTCTGCCCGGCGAACGGACCTGACTCGTGAACCTCCGGCTCCATGGCCAGCGTGCCAGCACGGTGAGCCCTGTGGATGTCCCGGAGAATGTCGTCAGCGTGGTTGCCGAAGCGCTCACTGGCCAGCGGCGGATCGTGGCTGACGCACACGTAGCCCCAGTGCTTGCTCACAGTGGCCTCCAGCCCGCAGAACCGTCGATCGGCTTGCAGAACGGGACACCGGGCTTCACGAGAGCACGGCCCATGTCGTCGTAGTTGGTCGTGACCTCCGCGCGCTGCTTGAAGGCGTACTTGCTCATGCCCAGCGCCTTGGCTGCTGTGGCACGGTCGGGCGCGGCGACGACGATGCGGTGGACGCGGTCGCCTACGACGTTCCTGAGACTGAAGACGATCACAGACGTTCTCCTGTGTAGAAGTTGTGGGTTGGTTTGGTTCTTCCGTCCATCCCCTTGTAGCGCTGCCAGAGCCACGAGACGTCCGATTGGGTGGCCGTGGGGTGTTCTTCCCGCACGTCCTTCGCGAACTCCATCAGCGTGTAGTCCTCGCCCTTGTCGGCCTTCATGATGAGCAACAGCCGGGCTGTCGTCTCCATCTCCTCAATGGTGCTCATGCGACCTCGTCCGGGAGCCAGAGCACGACGTCCTCGTGCATGTCACGGACCTCGACCCAACGCTTCTCACGGAGGCCGGGCGTGGGCAGCACGTACCAATGGTCAGCCGCACTTTCACCACCTGCGGTGTCGATGAGGGCCTGACGCCACGACGGCTCCATCAGCGCTGCATCGCGCCAGTCGGTCCACTTGATCGCGAGGCTGGTGTCGATCGTGAAGCGGATGCGGGTCTTGTCGACGATCGACCCTTCGAGCCCGTGCGGGAAGTCCACCGTGGGCGTGTCGAGCAGCCAGATGACCGCAGGTCCCACGTTGGCGCGGAACATGTCGAGATTGGCCTCTCCGCCCGCCAGCACGCCGCTGTTGGCGATGCGAGGCCAGTGCAGGACACTGGTGAAGTGGTAGAGCCTCACGCGAAGACCTCCTCGTCCACCGCGATGAACGTCGTAAAGGGCATGACGCTCTCGCTGTAGTCGTGGTTCACGGGCTTGCGCACGATGTAGTGCTTGCCCTCGTGCTTCGTGACGCGCCACTCTCCGGGCGCCACGCAGTCAGCGAACGACGCGACGTACTTCTCCGCCAGCGCCTTGGTGCTGCGCGTGGCAACGACGACGGCGGTGGTCTGAGCGGCGATGGTGTTCGACATGGTGTTCCTCCGGTTGGAATCGGTGTGATTGGTTCCACCATACACGAATCCACCCTGTGTGCAATACCTAGTCTTCAATGATGTCTTCACTGACACCCTTGCACTCGATCTCGACGTAGACACGAGCGTGCAGGTCGTATCCGACTTCTGCACCCTCTGCATCCTTCGCCAAGACGTAACGAACGTCGTCCATGCGCACTTCGAGCACACGTGCTTCCTGCACGGGGCTGTCATTGATGACCTCACGAACGCTCTCGTCGACCCATGCAAACAAGGCATCGAGGTTGGGTGCTTCGCGATACATCGACAGGGTGATGTTGAAGGTGGTGTCCATGTGGTGAGTGCTCCTTGGGATAGGGTTCGTGGTGCGAGCCGGTCCTTCCGTCCCGCAGCGTGCCCCGTCCGGTTGTCGTCGCCGTTGACGGGGCATGCGTTGTTACATGCGCATGCGCTCCCGATGTATTGCAGCGGCGCGGTGCTGAATCTCTGCACCAACGTCGCCGGGTGTGTGGTGAATATTGAGATCCACGATCGGAATGCCGCCGATCTTCACTACGTCGCCTGATGCACCGCCACCGGGAGGCTGGACCGGAGGCGCAGGCGGACCTGCATCCTCCAACTCGATCGCGTCGCGTGCTCGCTCCATGTCGCTGGGTGTGATGTCGTGGTGCTCCTTGCGCACCGCGTTCTGCTTGTGCGCCCAGAACTCCGCCTCCTCCAGCCGTTGAAGCATGGCCTGCATGTAGCGGCTGGGCTCAGCATTGATCGGTGGTCGGATGTGGTCGTTCTCTGTGGCCATCTCACGGATGTCCTCTAGCGCGTCGAGCAGACGCAACCACGCCATGTTCTCGTCGATGCGATCGTCCTGTGCCATGTCTTCGTCTCTTTCTGGTGGTAGCCATTCGCCGTTCAGTTCCTGCCTGCCCACCCTGTCTCGCGCCTTGATGAGGTCACGCAAGATTTCAGCAGGGGTAGCCGGGGTGGTGGTATGGATCCACATCGCGCCGGACTTCGCCAACGGTGGAGTCACTGCTTCGATGGTGACTGTGCCGTCGTCGTCCTTGCGCGCGAGCACAGCAGCACCCGTTGCAGGATCGACGCTCCACACCATCTCTTCTGTCACGACAAGCGCTCCCGGAACCAGCGGTCGTCGAGCCGGGTGATGCGATACGTACCGGGATCGATGTACGCCTTGTGCTCTTGGATGTAGTTGCCGATGTCGCACCGCAGCACGCCATCGTCCACCCGCTCGATCAGCGGATGCTTCGCGGTCCAGTAGCCGTCTTTGCCCACGATGACCATGTGCCCGCTCTCCTGCGCGTCGTAGAGCAGCACAGAAGCGGCATCAGGACGCTGGCAGTTCTCGTACGAGCAGAAGATGTCACCGCCCTTGGGATCGACCATCAGCGTCGTTCGAGAGCACGCCGGGCAGTAGCCAGCGATCGGCACGAACACAGGTTCGTTGTGCACGGTCATCGTCATGATGCCCACCCTAGAATCACGCAGACAGCCGTGGCCATCGTCGCTCCCATGGCGAAGCCAATCACGTAGGCGATCCAGATGGCCATCGTCCGCGCATCAATCTCCGCGTCGTCCTCGAACTCTCTATGGCTGTTGACGATCACGGTGGGAACATAGGCGTCGTAGTAGCCGCTCCTGAATCGACGCTTGATCTCTTCGGCTTGCTCTTGCGTGATGTTGTTGTTGACATCGACCCTGACAGTATTGACATCAACCTTGACAGTGAAGTCTGGCTCCCCATCGACCTCTGACATGTCTGGCCGCTCGAACAGCGGCTTGAACGTGCCATCTCCACCCGCCTTGATGAAGCCATGCTCCGCAGAAACAGCCTCCGCTTCTCTCTTGATCCGTTCTCGCTGACGCGCCATGGCCAGCGGCAGATCTACGGGATTACCACCCGGCCCGTATCGCACGATGCCGTCAGGGTCTGTCCAGTAGTCACTCACGGCACATCCCCGCCCTCTTCGTCATCACGCTGCTCGAAAGCGACTTCACGCAGGTCGTAGACGTCCTCGTTGCGCATCAACTTCAACATGTATCCGTCAGCGTTGTAGAAGCCGATGTGACCCGGGTGAAACTCCGTGATGTCAGCCTCGATCACGATCTTGTGCGTCATCGGTCCGTTCGCGTTGCCCCACGAGCCGTCGATCTTGGTGGTGATCTCCCACGCCCTGCGCTCTTCGCTCATTGGTCTCTCCACTCCTCAGCGGTCCACGAATACTGCTGCTGCAACTTGTCGCCCGGTCGCACAGCGTCACGAGCCTCTTGCTCGTCTGACGTCTCCAGCCACAGGCTTCTGTCCGCAGCGATGACGCGCCACCAGCCCGTAGGCTTCATCATGCCCATCAGGTGGCGTCCATCCCGGCCATGACCTCAGCCTTCAGCGCCTCGTGTGTCTCCTTGGCCCGCCAGTAGGCGCTCAGCCACGCGGGCTCCCAGACCTCCAGCGCAGACAGTCGAGCAACGCTGCGATCGTCGAGTTCGCGGTCGAACTCGATCCACGCTTCCTTGATCGTGTAGTCGCTGTCCACGAGCATCTCGTCGACCTCGTACGAGCCTTCGAGTT